CCTTACGTTATTGCTCGAGCAGTTAAATCCGAGGGATTAACTCTTTCCGAAAACACAATCTACAAACACCGACGGAATGAGTGTATATGCGCGACACAGTAGAAGAAATCCTAGAAGAGAGGCAAGACCACTATGGAGACGCTGAGCAAGCCTTTACAGCAATCGGCAGAATCTGGGGAGCGCTCCTCAGAATCGACGACATACAAGCACACGAAGTCGCGCTCCTTATGGACGCTCTCAAGTCGGTTAGACTCTTCAACAATCCAGGTCACGAAGATAGCTTTAACGATAAGTACGGATACCTACACCATTACAAAGAAATCGTAGATCGTGGATTTAGAGGGTAAGTTCAACGATCTCCCAGAGGGGATCGAATCAAACGACGTACGAGAGCTACGCCTGGCGCTTATGCGCGTCCAGCAGCAGCTTCTCCAGGCTAAGCAGCGCACTAACGAGCTCGTCGAAGTCACCCACCAGGCAGCTCACGACGCTGTACTGGCTATGGGGCCGATCCTCCCAGTCCAGCCTAGAGACGCTGTTAAAAGCAAGAAGCGAGCTGAGGTAGCTCTTTGGCACCTTACCGACTGGCAGGGAGCGAAGAAAACTCCTAGCTATAACTCTCGAGTAATGCACCAGCGCGTTATGAACTTTGCTGAGAAAGCTGTCAGCATTACCGACATTATGCGAGCTGACCACCCAGTCAATGACTGCGTGATTATGTTCGGTGGGGATATGATCGAGGGCCTTTTTAACTTCCCTGGACAAGCGTTCGAGATCGACGCGACACTCTTTGAGCAATATGTCACGGTATCTAAGCTGATCGTGGACGTCGTTCGATATGCCCTAACAAATTACAACAAGGTTACGGTAGTCCCAGAATGGGGTAATCACGGACGTATTGGCAGCAAGCGCGACAACGTGCCTCGCAGCGATAACTTTGATCGAATGTGTTACGAGCTAGCTCGACAGCTGCTGGCACAAGAGAAGCGACTCACCTGGCAAGAATGTCCAGAAGATATACAGCGAGTCCATATCCCAGATCCCACAGGAAAAGGCCCAGGATACCGAGCGCTCTTAATTCACGGTGACGAGGTAGGTCGTAACGGATTTGCTTCTCCTGGAGCGATCGTCCAGCACGTCGCTAGGTGGCAATCTGGCAGCTATCCCTGGGAGTTTAGAGATGTTTTTGTGGGTCACTATCACACCCATAACGAATGGGCCTTGCCTAACGGCTTAGGCTCCGTCTACCAGACAGGATCGACAGAAAGTGATAATCGGTATGCAGGTGTAATGCTTGCAGCCAGCGCTACTCCGTCACAGCGCTTGCACTTCGTCGATCCTGTTAAGGGACGGACTACAGCTTCTTACAAAGTCTGGTTAGACAAGTGACCGAGCAAGAGCTCTTTAACTTCGTCCGAGAGCTGGGTTATGAAGATCTCACCCAGGCTACGGATCAGTATTCGGTCTGGGACTGCTACTCAAAGAGCAGCAATATCTATGTCGAGCTTAAATGCCGACGGACGCATTACGACAAGCTCTTAATCGAGGAGTCAAAGTTCGATCGCCTGGTTAAAGCTGCAGCTGATAAAAATATGATCCCTGTCTATATCTGCTCAACACCTAACGGCGTCTGGGCTTTTAATTTATCTGGAGCTGAGCTTTCCTGGGTCGATCACGAAATGCCAGCGACAACTGATTTCACAGACACCAGGACAAAACTAAAGAGCGTGTCGTATCTTGATATTAACGAAGGTATGCAGCTCGCATAGTAAGTTTCGCCCAATGCCAAAAGGCAGGACAAATAAATAGGTTCACCCTGGAAACCCCCGAGAGTGCCAGGTGCGCGATATTGACCCTAAGCGCATAAATTAAGCCTCCTTTTACGGCCCTAAAAACCGTATTACGAGGCTTTATTTATTTCTGAAGTCAGTGTTTTACGTTGTCAAGTATTTTTATTTAACGGCGTGTCACGTCATAACTACGCGTAGCTATCGTCACAAATCTCTAACCTCAAAAACCCAAAAAGTATAATTAAGGTATTGGAGAAAGGAGGTGATATATGAAATACAAAGTGACTATGAATTGGACAATAGTCAATCAGCTAACCCCAATGCTGGAATCGTGCGCTAATCCTGTCGAGGATAAGTATTATCACGGTTTCTGGACAGCTTTAGATAAAAGCGCCTGGGGTAAAAATGCTGGTAAAAAATACTGGAAGATCTCTTTGACTCTTAAACAGATCAAGGTCTGTAGGGAGCAAGCTTTTCGCCAGTGGGATTACGTCGGCTGGAATGATATGGAAAGAATCAACGACGACTATCTCGGACGTTACTGCACAGCTGAGGAAAAGGCTAAAGGCCGTGAAATCCTTAAAGGCTGTTACAGGGATCGAGCTGCGCTCAAGAAGTTAATGGACGAGTGCGACGCGATCTTGCAAAAGACCCCAGACGAGGCTTAGTCGCCTGGGATCTGAGCCCCTGCCTAACGGTGGGGGCTTTTTTATTCCTCGTCGTCAGAGAAGTCGGTGTGAAGGCTCATCACCGTAATATCTATTTCGTTAGCTTTAGCTGTAGCGACAGCTTCCTTAAATACGGAGAGAGTGCGAGCAGCCAGGTCGTCAAGACCGTCAGGGTACGCGAGCTCGGTCTGGACGTTTACAGAAAGTCCACCCAAAATAATCTCTACAGATGAAAAAGCCATAGCCATAGTCTCCCACTCCTTACAGGACAGACACGCCCGACACGGTAGTTGCCAGGGTGTAATTCTCGGGATAGATTACACCCGACCGAGCCCAAAGGTGGCTCCCAAGAAACGAGGCAAAAATGGCTCCAAATTACAAAGGCCCGCTGGACTATATCGACGTAGCTACACGAATCGTCGAGTTCCGCGAGAAGTTCCCTACTGGATCTCTCCAGCAAGTCAAGTACGAGTTCGTCCAGGTAGCAGGCAAAGACTGGATCGTCTACACAGCTGCAGCTTTCCGCACCCCAGACGATCTCCGTCCAGGAGTCGGCACAGCCTGGGAGCCAATCCCAGGGCCTACCAATTTCACCCGCGACTCAGAGGTGCAGAACGCGGAAACGGCAGCCTGGGGTCGCGCGATCGTTGCAGTCCTAGCAGCTGATACTCGTAAGGGTATCGCCAGCTCCGAGGAGGTTCGTAACCGCCAGGAAAAGACAACGGATAAGCCTGCGCTCGCTACCGTGCCAAAGCCTAAAGCTGCAGCTCGTACCTATACAGATGATGAGCTGATCTACGGCGTGGCAATTATGGCTGAGATCGAAGTTACTACCGATCGTCAAAAGCTGCGTGAGCTCTGGACTCGGGAAAAGGATTTCCACGAGATGAAGGTCAATGGCACCACGATCTTAGACGCGATCAACGCTAAGGCAGCGACACTTACAGAGGAGACAAAATGAGCGACAAGCAATAGAAGTTCGAGCCCTCAATGGGCTGGCTAGTAGCTATCCAGTATCAGCAGGTCGCAGTCGATCGTCTAGCTAAAGAGCTTAACCTCACTAACGTCGAAGTAGGCCAGGCGCTCGAGCGCTCTGGTTATTTACTCGAGCCAGATCCTTTCGGCTACAGCTCTGACACCTGGAAGGTGCTCGAGATCGAGAATCGTAAGCTTGCAGCTGTACCAGACGTCAATGAGTGAGCCAGTTACTACCCCTGGTGGGGTTGAGCGACAGCTCAAGAAGCTCAGCGACCAGCTAGATGAGAGTCACACGGATCTAGTCGCAGCTGAGAATAACTACGCTATGACGAAATCGACTTACGAGATCGCACTAGCTAAATCTCGAATCGCACTAGCTTCTAAGTCAGCTCCTAATGGTAAGAATTACACCGTGCAGGAGCGAGAGGATATGGCGCTTATTGAAAACCAGCTATTACATATCAAAATGGGAGAAGCTGACGCCCTGGTTAAAGCTGCCAGGGCCAACTCAATAAGGATCAAGACCCAGATCGACTTAGCTCGATCCGTCGGGACTCTCGTGAGAGCTGGTTTTGACTTATGAGGTTCAAGCGTGTTCGTAAGAAGATGGAAAAGAAGCTCTCAAAGTTCGTCTGCGACAAATGCAAAGAGCGCTGGGAAACTTCCAAAAAAGCTAAACACGAGCCCTGCTTTGATTTTCTTGTAGCAATAGACATAGTTAGGAAAACAAAATGAATCCAATCGCTATGCACGATCAAGCTTTGACCTATATCCAAAGCGACGCTCTTCACACGGTAATAGACGGTGGGTTGAGCTTTGAGATCCTGGCTCACCAGTTCGAGCATTACTGGCGCCAGCGAATCGCTCGAGAGCTTGACTTCTTGGAGGAGCCTACGAATATCAGCTCTGATTATTACGGAGCTTGTAAAAGGACTAAGACAGCTGCGATAGCTATAGCTGCGAAAGGATTACCTGGTGGACTTATCTAACCTGTTAGCAAAGTCGCTGACGGCTTACGACAACTCCAGGGATCGTTCGATCCAGGTAGAAATCGGGCCATCACAAATCGGAGGCTGTAGGCGCCAGGTCTATCACCAGCTAGTCGGTACACCTGAGACCAATCCCAATACAGAAGCTCTAGCTGCGATCCTGGGTACTTTTATCCACGCAGGTATAGCCGAGGCGATCAAGCGAGAAGATCCGTTCGGTGACAACTTCTTAATCGAGCAGGAGTTCGCAGCTGGTGATCTCAAAGGTCACGTCGATCTCTATATCAAGGATCAGAAAACGATCGTGGATTGGAAAACGACGAAGCTCAAATCGCTGCGTTATTTTCCGTCAGCTCAACAGCGTATGCAAGTACAGATCTACGGCTGGCTGTTATCAGCTAACGGCTACGAAGTAGAAAACGTAGCTCTTGTAGCTGTACCTCGTGACGGTGAAATGGCTCAGATCAAAACTCACGTTGAAATCTACGATCCAGAAATAGCTAAACAAGGCCTAGCCTGGTTAGCAGACGTTAAAGCTCTTGCACTCTCCAGCGAGTCGCCACCAGCTCCAGAGAAAGACGCACTATTCTGCGTCAATTACTGCAGCTATTACGACGCGACAGGAGAAGTGGGTTGCCCGAGTACACGGAGATAAACTGGAAAGACGCAGCCTGCGCTGGTATGGACGTCGAAGTTTTTTACAGGCTCGAGGAGATTAGATACCCAGATCCTGAGAT